GGTACAGTTACAGTAACAGTTACTTAGGAGTTAGTTATGAAAGACATGACACAAGACAAGAAGATGGTGAAGTCCGCCATCGGTAAGCACGAGAAAAACATGCACCCCGGCAAAACGCCTACAAAGCTCGCCAAGGGCGGTAAGACCAATGAGATGATGATGCAGTATGGTCGCGGTATGGCCAAAGTTAAGAATCAGGGGAAATAACATGGCCAAGATTAACAATCTACCTGCTTCTGCGTACGCCAAGCCCCACACCATGAGTGGTGCGCCTGTGGGCATATCCCAGAACCCCGGCACACCTCCAAACCGCAGTAAAGCTGACACCGTTAATATGTCTATTGGCAACATCAGCAAAAACGCTGGTAACGAAACCACTAAGACATCCGGTATCGTCACCCGTGGCAATGGATGCGCTACCAAGGGAACTATGGCACGAGGCCCGATGGCATGAATTACACTGAACTCAGCAACGCTATCCAAGCGTACACGGAGAACACGGAAGCAGATTTCGTGGCTAATATTCCTGTGTTCGTTGAGCAGGCTGAGCAGCGTATTTACAACAACGTACAGTTTCCGTCTTTGCGTAAGAACGTCACAGGCGTGACTACGATAAACAATAAGTATGTTTCGTGCCCGTCCGACTTTTTGGCCGTATATTCGTTTGCTGTGGTAGACGGAACATTAGCTTCTGGTACCTACGAATACCTGCTTAACAAAGACGTTAACTTTATCCGTCAGGCTTACCCCCAAGCAGATGACACTGGTTTGCCGCGTTATTACGCTTTGTTTGGCCCTCAGTCAGCCAATGATGCCGAGTTAACTTTCATTTTAGGCCCAACGCCAGACGCAAATTACAACGTTGAGTTGCATTACTACTATTACCCTGAGTCTATTGTGACTGCGAGTACGACGTGGCTTGGTGATAATTTTGACTCTGTGCTTTTGTATGGCTCGTTGGTTGAGGCTTACACCTACATGAAGGGTGAGGCGGACATGATGCAGCTTTACAACGGCAAGTACATGGAAGCAATGGCGCTTGCAAAACGTTTGGGCGATGGTATGGAGCGTCAAGACGCGTATCGTTCTGGGCAGTTCCGTCAGAGGGTAACTTGATATGTCGATTATCCAGACCCAGACCACGAGCTTCAAGGCGCAGTTGTACCAAGGTATTCATGACTTAACGACTGACGTTATCAAGATTGCTTTGTACACGGCTAACGCTAATTTGAACGAAGATACGACTGTATACAGTTCAACTGATGAAATACCCCCTACGGGTACGTACTCGCTTGGTGGGGCACAGTTGACTCCAATCACAGTCAGTACTTCTGGATACACAGCCTATGTGGGCTTCCCAAACATTTCTTGGACAGGCGCAATCACTGCAAGATGTGCGTTGATTTACAACGACACGGTTGCCGGTAAGCCATCCATAGCGGTGTTGGACTTCGGTTCTGACAAGACATCCGTTGGCACGTTCACAATCACCATGCCCGCAAATACCGCTACGGCAGCTCTTATTAGGAGTTCAAACTAATGTTTGCAACTGAATCTGCTGGTGAAATTGGCAACGTGCTGGTTCACGCAGTGAGCCATCGTGGGTTCAATCCCGAAGAGCTTGCTGAACAAGCTTTAAACAAAATTATTTATGTTGGGGATCAGTCCCATCCGGCCATTCGCGACCAAGCGCAAGCTTTTCGTGAACACATCCGTGGTGTGTTGGTGTTCTACATGAAACGCGCAATTGAGTCGAACAACACGACTCTAGCTAACCGTCTCCGTGAAGCGGGGCATCCTGAACTTGTAACTCTATTGGAGATATAACATGGCTATTACTATTACCACGGCAATGCCCACCAGCTTCAAGGTCGAAATCCTAAAAGCTGTACACAACTTTACAACAACCACGGGCAACACATTCAAAATTGCGTTGTTCAAAGCTACAGCCGCTGGCTCTGGCACGTTTGGCGCGGCCACAACTAACTACTCTCAAATGGGTACAGACGAGTTGGCTACGGCAACGGGTTACACACAGCCCGGCAACACTTTAACTTCAGTAACTCCTGTTGCTGACGGCACAACGGCTGTTTGTGACTTTGCTGATACAAGCTGGACATCTGCTACGTTCACAACTTGCGGCGCTTTGATTTATAACTCTTCAGCTTCTGGTGCGGCTTGCGCAGTCTTAAGTTTTGGAGGCGATCAGCAAGTTAGTTCTGGCGATTTTACAATTCAGTTCCCAGCAGCGGCGGCAGCAACGGCAATCATTCGTATTGCGTAAGTGAGTTAATGTGGCAACCGGATGGGGCGAACGTCCTTGGGGGTATAACGCTTGGGGTGGAGACAGTGTAGTCTTCCCAATGAGCGGCTGGGGTGTGTCTTCTTGGGGCGATGGCCCTTGGGGGCAAAGCAGCATATCAGTCCAAGGTACAGGCGCAGTTGGTTCGGTTGGCATATCTGTATCGGTTACGTTCATTCCAACGGGCGTAGCGGGTACGGGTGCAGTAGGAAGTGTTGTACCGGCGGTTAACTTCACTCTTACGGGTGTAGCAGCGGCAGGTTCAGTAGGGGCGGTCACTCCAAGAGTTGCGTACATGCCTACGGGCGTACAGGGCGTTGGGGAGATGGGCAACTTCATTGTTAACGTCAATGACTTTGTTATCCCGATTGGTGTTGAAGGCGTGGGTGCGATTGGCACTCCACTAATAAAAGTTGGTAAAGCAATCTCTGTAACAGGAGTTGCAGGTACAGGGGCAGTTGGCACTGTAGCCCCCGAAGTTCAATTCACTCCTACGGGCGTGGTTGGCACAGGAGCCGTTGGTAGCGTTACGTTCAGATTGGACAAAACGCTGGTTCCAACAGGTGTTGCGGGTACAGGTCAGCTTGGCACGGTAACGTTGATTTATAACGGCGGCGCATCACCCACAGGCGTGGTTGGTACAGGTGCAGTAGGCACTGCGGTAGCCAGAGTAATAAATCGTGTTGCAGGGGTCAGTGCAACTGGACAAGTTGGTACTGTTTCAGTTAAAGTATCAGAAACCATTTTGGTGACTGGCGTGCAGGGTACTGGAGCAGTTGGAACAGTTTTAATTAGGGGGTGGACTGTGATTGATGATTCCCAGACACCAAATTGGGTAGATGTGTCAACCACACAAGACCCCGGATGGACAGAGATTGCTACATAGGAGCATTAAATGACAACAGCGTATTCAACCAACCTAGAACTTGCGCTGCCGGTTCAGGGTGAGTTATCCGGCACATGGGGCGACACCGTCAACAACGGTATTACGCAGTATCTTGACGCGGCTATTGCTGGTAGTCAGATCATCAGCGGTAGCCAAACTGCAGTCACGCTTACAAATACAAACGGCGACGCGTCAGCTACCAATATTGCACAGGCTGGCAGTGGTGCCACGGGCACAGCGCAGTACCAGATCATTCGTTGCACGGGCAACCCTGCGGGTTTGTTGACAGTTACAATTAGCGATACCGGCGTTGCTGGCTACAGCAAGACCTTCGTCATCATCAACGCCACATCTACAAGCCAGTCAGTAAAGATTGTTGGTAGCGGCCCCACTACAGGTATCACGGTGGTTTCGGGTGACAAGGCGCTGGTAGCTTGGAATGGTTCTGACTTCGTGCGCGTAGGCGCATCGGCTGGCGGCTCAAATACACAGGTTCAGTACAACAGTTCAGGTAACTTGGCAGGTTCTGCCAATCTGACATTTGATGGCACTACGCTAACTGCGGCTGGTTTATCTGGCCCCTTGAATGGTTCGGTTGGTGCAACAACACCAAGTACAGTTGTAGCTACACAGGTTAACGTCACGGCTCAAGGCGATGTTCGTTTTGAAGATACAACAGGCGGTCAGTATGTGGCGCTTCAAGCCCCCGGCACGGTTTCTACTAATGTAACGTTTACACTACCCGGTGCAGACGGTTCAGCTAATCAGGCTATAGTGACTAATGGCTCTGGTGTTCTTTCTTTTGGTGATGCTGGCGTTTCTCAGGCCAAAGTTACCGCAATCGCAATGGTCTTCGGATTCTAAGGAGTTTTAAATGGCAAACCCAAACCTTTTCGCCGCGACCACAGCGTCAGGCACAACTGCATACCTTACACCCGGCGGTACATCTGCGGTTGTCTTGGTTGCTAATACCTCTTCAAGCGGTCAGGTCTTCAAAATTAACCAGATTGTTGCGGCTAACGTAAACGGCTCTTCGGCTGTTGACACTACGGTATCTATTTATGTTGGGTCTTCTGTTACTACTCAAGGCTCTGCCCCTGCAAGTGGTACAGCTTATCCAATCGTGTCTACAGTGTCCGTTCCTGCTGATGCTTCGCTGATTGTGACCGACAAGACTACGGCTATTTACTTGATGGAAAATCAGTTAATTTCAGTGACTTCGGGCACGGCCAGCGGTATCACATACACAATTAGCTACGAAGTCATAAGCTAACCGAGGGCGACAGATGTCCAATCGCTACCAAGGCGGGTTTATTACCGCTTCCTATAATGGGTTGTTAGTACCTGATGCGCCTACCATTGGTACGGCTTCAGTAGTTAGTACTACGTCTGCATCGGTGACTTTTACCGCGCCATCTAACATTGGCGGAAGCGCAATTACTGGGTACACGGTAATTTCCTCACCCGGTGGAGTTATTGGCACAGGCGCATCTTCTCCAATTACAGTTAGCGGTTTAACTTCTGGTACTGCTTATACATTTACGGTAGTGGCGACTAATGTTTATGGTTCTGGCCCAGCTAGTGCCGCATCAAATAGTGTTACGCCACCTACTGTAGCATCTTCGGTGGAATACTTGGTCGTAGCTGGCGGAGGCGGCGGTGGCGCAGGAAATGGTGGTGGCGGAGGTGCTGGTGGTTATCGAACTGCCACTGGTTTTGCTGTTTCATCAGGTTCAGCAATTACCGTCACCATTGGTGGTGGAGGCACTGCTGGTGTAAGTGGAACTACTGCACCAACTAGTGGTGGTAACTCTGTCTTTAGCTCTATTACATCCCTTGGTGGTGGTAATGGCGGTGCTGGTAACCCCACTACAAACGCTAGTACAGGCGGCTCTGGTGGCGCAGCTTATTACGCTTCATCCACAGGTGCAGCAGGGACTGCGGGTCAAGGAAATGCCGGTGGAGGCTCTGGAAGTTCTGCGCCTTTCTATCCTTGTGGCGCTGGCGGTGGCGCGGGTGGTGTTGGCGATACCGGTTTTGGATCTGTAGGTGGCACTGGTGGTGTTGGTCTGTCTTCAAGCATAAACGGTTCCGCTACATATTATGCTGGCGGTGGCGGTGGCTCTGTAGCTAACAGTGGATCTGGTTGCGTTGGTGGTACAGGCGGTGGTGGCCGAGGACAAATTGCTGGTGTACAAACATCAGTTGCTGGTACTGCAAACACCGGCGGAGGCGGAGGCGGAGGAACTTCTGCTGGGGCTGCTGGTGGATCTGGTATTGTTATTATTCGTTACGCCGATTCTTTTGCGGCGGCAGTATCCACTACAGGCTCTCCAACAATTACAGTTGCTGGTGGCTATCGCGTTTACCAATGGACTGGTAACGGTTCAATCACATTCTGAGAGTAAGCAATGCCTAATTATTCAGGATCATGGACATTAAGACAGCAAATGCAAGCTATTGCGGCTGGCACTTGGCAAACTCCTTTAACGGTTGAGTACCTTGTGGTTGCAGGCGGAGGAGGTGCGGGAGGTGTTAATCAAGACGCTTCTGGTGGTGGTGGCGCTGGTGGTTATAGAACTGCAACAGGACTTGCTGTTACTTTAGGTTCAGCACTTACTGTTACTGTTGGTGGAGGTGGCCCCGGCGGTGCATCTGGGGGAGCGAATAACGGCACTCAAGGTTCTAATTCTGTTTTTGACACCATAACATCTACTGGCGGTGGTTATGGAGGTGGTGGGTCTGGCGGTGGTGGAACTACTCGTGTAGGTGGTAGTGGAGGTTCAGGCGGCGGGTCATCCAACACAACCCCCGGGGGCACTGGCACATCTGGTCAAGGAAGTAACGGTGGTGTAACCTATGGCGGTGGCGGTGGCGCGGGGGCCATAGGTGGGGATAGTTTTGGTAATGGTGGTGTTGGTCTTTCATCAAGTATTAGCGGCTCATCCACTTTTTACGCTGGCGGCGGTGGTGGTGGTTCTCGTCAAAACGGCTCAAGCACAGGTATGGGCGGTAACGGTGGCGGTGGTAATGCTTGTGTCAATCTTGATACAAATAATCCGCAGGCGGGAACAGCAAACACTGGTGGTGGCGGTGGTGGGCAATGGAATAATGGCGGAGCCGCTGGTGCGGCAGGTGGTTCTGGGATAGTAATTATTCGCTATGCAGATTCTTATCCAGCCGCAACATCTACAACAGGTTCGCCCACAATTACTGTGGCTGGCGGTTATCGCGTTTATCAGTGGACTGGTAACGGATCAATTACATTCTGAGGGATTTCACATGGCTCATTTTGCTAAATTAAATGAAAACAATATTGTCGTAGACGTTAACGTTGTGCATAACAACGAGCTACTTGACGAAAATGGACATGAGTCTGAAGCAAAAGGCATTGCGTTTTTAACTGCTTGGTCAGGCGGTTACGCTAACTGGAAGCAAACAAGCTACAACGGAACC